CACAAGTGTACTCACAATGTGATCGTCTCCATAATGTACAGGCTTCACGAACTTGTCAAACTCCTCTAAGCCCTTCACATATAGATCCTCAAATTTAGAGTCCGATACCAAATCATCCCACTTAAGGGATTTAACCATCTCTGGATACTGATTAATCCAAAAATCATCATCATCGTACTCACGGCTAAATACCACCATATGATAGTAACAAATCGCAAAAATAATGCGACAGGATATAGACTGATAAAAACAACCTATCTCAGAAGTAACAAATATTCCTGAAGTCAATCCGAATTGTCTCTGAAACAAATTGCCATCATAAGTACCATAGCCAAACAATGATTCGGTTTTAGTACCCTTCGACCACAACTTATATACTTCTTGTTGGTTCCTACCATCTGGCATTTTCTTATCAAGAATGCCTGAATATTTGCTAAGACAAATTTGATCGATGACCCAAAACACATAGCATAAAATGGTGGGATCTAACCTCTTGTCAAACTTCTTAAAGTCACCAGCAATATACCTTGGAACTCTCTTAAGCTTGTTATCCTTCTGTTGAATGTAGTCTACCAAATCGCCAACATCTCCTGAGTCTGCATTATAACCAATTGCGGACTCAAAGGCTAAGCGGTTGGAAAAAAGCATTCTCTTAAATGTCATCCAAAGCCTTTTCTGAATATGGATACAAGCGTACGGAACAACACTAAAAACTCTAGTTCCTTTATTGTCAACTTTCTCCTTAGACAGAACCTCAAGTTTCAAATTGCCCTTTGTAATATGTCCATAGGCTTCATTTCGCTCATAGGCGTCAATTGTATCCTCGACAAGTTGAGATAATTCAAGTCCCATCTTAGCCTGAGGTCTCTCGCCTTCGAAAAACTTTTCCTTCTTCCCCGAAAGTGGATAACCTGGAGAAGACGACATCTTACTACCACTCATATAAGCGATGTTCGGTTGACCATTAATAGCAGTGTAATCACTAACTATCTCCATCTCTGAAAGAAAGAAGTGATCAGGATCTGCTAATTCCATATTCTTCAAAAATCGCTTACTTACCACATCAGCGGCTAAAGAAGCTATCTTTGGAGGAACAAAACCTCTCGCCTCAGTTTCCGCAGCAATATTCGCCGTCCATGGCTCTTTGCCAAAATAAGGTAAGCTAAAGTGATATTTATCTCCATAAAATGAAGAAG